CAAAAGTGTACAGTACATACCCACACGATTGCGTAATCTGATAGATAAAATGTATTGTTATGTATGTGGTAAGCGCATTGAGGAAAGAATACCCAAGTATCTGGGTGGAAAAAAGGAGAATAGTAATGATTAAATCATACAAACTAATCATGGACAGTAGATACAATCCGCTGTCCAACATACCCGACACAAATACAAGGCACATGGTCATGCAGATACTGGCATGGATGTGGTGTATTATCTTCAGCATGTGGGTAGGTTCTGTCGTTGTGTTCGGTATTAGTGCCGCACTACACGCCCTGCTAATAGCTGGTGTGTTCATTACAGCAGGTGTATTTGAAACAGCCAAGCGTAGGCCACAGTATTTTGGTGGGCTTGGCAGAGGCAATGGAGGTGAGCATGAGTAAGCTATGGGACAAAGCTGTGGAATATTGCCTCACGCACGATGACATTGAGATATTCCTGCTTGCGTGCTGTTGGGCCTTCTTAGGCTGGATGATGTACCATGCTTTCAACGGAATCATGGAAAGGATATACTGCTGATGGATGAACACGAACTTTTGGTTGACCTGGGTGAGAACCCGTGGTATGAGAGTATCGTCATGTTACTTGACGATGAGGATGTAGAACTATTACGAGAGGAGAATGATGATGACTGATTGGGACAAACGTAAAGAGAATGCAACACAGGCTTGGTCGGCTATGTCGAAAGATCAACAGGAAGCTATCATGGACTTTATGAAAGCGTGGCAACCTATCAGGTTTGCAATGAGTGAACTGTGTGACATCAGCTACAATGACCTGCGCCTAGTAGACAACGCATGGTATCAGATCAGGCACAATCTTGTAGATCACGAAGTGGAGATTCCAGATTGGCAGTAGAGGTAAAACTCATGGCATATACCGAAGAGGAACTGGATCAACGTATCAAAGATTACTTTGCTATGTACCACCCTCTTGGGTATATGACTAGCTTGTCTCGTTCTTACTATGATGAGAAGCTAGAGGCGTATGTAGCTGTGATTCAACGACTAAGTTCGTGTGACTGATGTTACTTGATCTGCTTATGGCTTATGTGCTAATTGTTGTGATTGTAAACTTGAGAGGGTAGCCATGAAAACATTCATCGACTTGGCTGATGACTATAAAACTTCCTTAGAATACAAGGAGTTACGCATAGAAACACAACGCCAATATGACTATCATATCACAGTCGCAGCTGACCAATTTGCAAGGACACGCCTGTCAAAGATTACCCCGTTGTCTGCTAAGAAGGCGTATGACGCATGGTGTAATCGTGGCGTGTCTTTCGCCAACCATGTCATGTCTGCTGCCAAGATTGTGTTTAATCATGGTGTGCGTATGGAGATTGTGACTGTCAATCCATTCGACAAGGTAAAGCGCCGTGAAACTAAAGCCAGGCGTGTCGTTTGGTCGCAGAGTGACATACAAAAGTTTCTTGAGGTCGCATACAGCGACTTCAGCACACGCAACATAGGACTAATCGCACAGATGGCATACGAGTGGTGTCAGCGTTTGGGTGACATGCGCTTGCTAAAGTGGGAATCTATACAATTTGACAAGCAGACTGTACACATTGAACAGTCAAAACGTAGGGCAGAGGTTTTCTTGCCTATATCCGACGAGTTATGTGCCATGTTGCGTGAACAGCATGACGACTTTGGGTTTCAATCTTACGTTGCACCTCGACCACAACCGATTGACGGCGTATACAAGCCATACTCTGTGTACAAACTACCAAAGTATGCACGTCAGTTGATGGACGCAGCAGGTTTGCCAAGAAGCCTGCGACTATCTGACCTACGTCGTACTGGCACGACAGAAATGGTAGATGCAGGTGTTAGTATTGGACAGATTATGTCGGTAACAGGACATGCTAACCCACAATCGGTCAAGCCATACATGAAGCACACATATGATAGTGCAAATTATGCCTTGACAATGAGAAAGAATCATGGTAAATGAACATGAGATGTCGCACAAGGAGGAGTATATACTATGTATACAACATTAAATAATATACTAGACGAGTACGATGTCGGATTTGGTGAGACTGTGCGTTTCGATTGTCCAGTGTGTGGAGGATTGAATACTTTTAGTATCAGTAATATTGGTGGTAGCATCGTATGGAATTGTTATAAAGCATCTTGTGATGTTAGTGGTACACGCTCAAAGGCGTGGACGATTGATGACTTGGACAGGATGCGTGAGGGACAGAAGGAAAAACCTTTTGTGCTACCAGAATACATTGTACCCTGCAATCAGTTTGTTGGGGATTGGGCAGACTCTTGGGACTTGAATGCTATTGATTTGGGTCTTATGTGGGATGCCAAGGAGGAACGCGCTGTGTTTCTCGTCAAAGATGGTGACAAGATTGTTGACGCTACAGGAAGAGCGTTAACAAAGCGACAGCCAAAATGGAAACGGTATGGGTCTAGCAGTCTCCCCTATGCCTGTGGAAGTGGCGCTGTTGCTGTCGTGGTGGAGGACTGTGTTAGTGCTGCAGTCGTAGCAGAAGTCAAAAATTGCGTTGGGGTGGCGCTGCTTGGCACGAGTCTCAATGATACTCACAAGCAGTATCTATCGCAGTTCTCTACCATATTAGTGGCGCTTGATCCTGATGCCATTCTAAAGTCGGCGTATCATGCACAACAACTGGAGTTGTACGTTGATAATATACACATTCTGAATTTGCAGAAGGATTTGAAATACCGAAACCCAAATGATATTCACAGACTAGGAGAGATGGCATGGAATTAAAAATGATACGCTCGTTGATGAACATAGACTTTCATGGGCAGTATCGTGCAACACGATGCCCCGACGAACTCTTCACGAGTGAGGGGACTAAGATAATACGTTGCATTGATAAGATGATACAGCAGTACAAGAGGTCTGTGACTCCTGAAGAAGTTTCGGCATATTTCATGTCACACACTCCTGTTATGACGCCTGCCCAAGAGCATTCTTACTCAAGTCTGTTCCACAAAATTAAGTCAGAGAATGTCATGGGTAACGACGTTGCTGCGGATGTGGTTTCTCGCCTGTTTCAGCGTCATATAGGCAAGGAGATAATCAATCTTGGGGTAATGTACTCTAACGGAGAAGAGGCCACCCTTGAGCCTCTGAGAGAGTTGTTGACTAGGTACAATGAGGACTTGTCGCCAGACCTTAACCTTGATTGGTTGGACATGAGCCTTGAAGCAGCGATTGAATATATCGGTGATCAACATAAGTGGGCGTTTAATCTACCGACGCTATCAAAAGTTGTGCCAGGTGTGGACGCCGGTCAGCTTATTGAGATCGGTGCGCGTCCAAATACAGGCAAGACTTCTTTCCATGCAAGCATGGTAGCAGGACCAAACGGGTTCGCTAGGCAGGGTGCCAAGTGTGTAGTTCTTGTGAACGAGGAGAAGCAAGAGCGAGTGCGGACTAGGTACATTACTGCTGCTGTGGGTATGAGCGACACAGAGTTTGTGCGTAAGAAGGAGCAAGCCTTGGCCCTTTACGAAGAGGTCAGGGACAACATTAAGATGTATGATTCTATTGGTCAGGACATGGCTTGGGTAGAGCGCGTTGCAAAAACGTATCGCCCAGATATTTTAGTTCTTGACATGGGCGACAAATTCGCTACAATGAAATCTAACTTGCGACAGGATGAAATTCTAAAGAAGAATGTAATCCATGCTCGTGAGATCGGTAAAAAGTATGACTGTGCTGTGTTTTACATGTCGCAGTTGTCAGCAGAAGCGGAGGGAAAGACTATACTAAATCAGAGCATGATGGAGGGATCAAAGACTGGTAAAGCAGCAGAAGCTGACTTGATGCTTCTGATTGCAGCTAATCCTCAATTAGAAGGCTCTGATGCACAAGACCCCCAACGACACATCAACATTGTGAAGAACAAGTTGACGGGTTGGCATGGTCGTCTACACTGTAATCTTAACAACCAGACAGGGAGGTATGAGGTATGAATATTGAAGTTACTGAAGTTATCGACAATGGGGACGGGTCAGTTTTCATTGGCGCTGAATTAGACAACAGTGCGTACATGGCTGTGCTGACTGTTGGCCTCAATGCTATTCTTAGTGACGCGCTTGCAGAGTGTAACTGCGACACAGAGGATGAAGACCTAGACCTTGAAGACATTGTTGATTGGTCTACGGAGGAACTATCTGAAACTGAAACGAAAGGAGATTAGCCATGCTTGCACTTGTAGCACCATTTGTTATTAAGTTTGCTTGGGCTGTCGCGATTATCGACGCTGGCACAACTGCAACGGGACTGAAGTAATGAAACTTACTCTTGACGTAGAAAACAACTCTACAGAGAGGGAGGGTAAACTCCACCTTGATCCCTTTGAGCCTGAGAACTCTTTAGTTCAAGTGGGGGTACTGACAGACACAGGCGTTTGTCAGACCTTCCCTTTTGATCACAAGGATCATCTGTCAGGTCACGATTATCACGAGCGTGTACAGATGTTCTTGGATGAGGCTACTGTTCTTATCTGCCATAACGCAGCGCACGACTTGCTGTGGTTGTGGGAATCTGGGTTTAAATATGATGGTCCCGTCTTTGATACGATGCTTGTTGAGTACATCCTACAGTGTGGGTTGAAACAACCCCTGTCTCTGGAGGCGTGTGCTGAGAGGCATGAGTTGGATACGAAAAAACAAGACACTCTCAAGGAGTATTTTAAGAAGGGATATAGAACTAGTGATATTCCTCTTGATGAACTCACAGAGTATCTTGTGGCAGACCTTGAGGCTACGCAGCAACTTGCTGATCTGCAGTACGCAAAACTTAATAGTCCTGAATACGCCGGACTGATGGGTACTGTAGACCTGACCAACCAGGTCGCTGTATGCCTCGCTCGTATCTATCAGCGTGGGTTCAGCGTTGACAAGATAGAGTTAGACGAAGTGCGTCGAGAGTATGAAGAAGAAAAGCACAAATTAAAGATGGACCTGCGACAGATGGCTTATCGTTTGATGGGTGACACGCACATCAATTTGAATAGTCCTGAACAACTGTCGTGGGTTATCTACTCGCGCAAACCCAAAGATAAAAATGTATGGGCCAACGCAACACACAAATATATGAAGGACACACACTTCAAAGACATTGTGCGAAAGCAAACGGATGTAGTCTACAAAACACGAGCCGTCAAATGCTCTGAATGCAATGGGTCAGGTAATGTGTATCGAACGAAAAAGAATGGAGAGCCTTATGCTAAACCCAACAAGTGTCCTCATTGCGCTGGGACAGGATATGTTTATCAGACACTACCGGAAGTTGCTGGACTGAAGTTTACTGCGCCAAGTGCGAAGTGGGTGTCAGCCAATGGCTTCTCCACCAGTAAGGGTAGCCTGAAAGTTCTTGAGGGAATAGCCCGACAGAAAAATATGCAAGAAGCTACAGAGTTTCTGGAAAAGGTTAGTCGTCTGAGTGCAGTGGAAACATACCTGTCCTCTTTTATTGACGGCATTGAGCTACACAAAAAGTTTGATGAGAAGCTTCATGTGCGTCTGTTGCAACATCGAACATCTACTGGGCGTTTTTCTGGTGCTGACCCAAACATGCAGAACATGCCACGTGGTAGCACCTTCCCTATCAAGAGAGTGTTTGTGTCTCGCTTTGATGGGGGCAAGATTATGGAAGCAGATTTTGCACAACTTGAGTTTCGTGTAGCTGCATTCCTGTCGCAAGATTCCGTAGCAATTGATGAGGTAACTAATGGGTTTGATGTTCATTCATATACAGCAAAGATTATCACAGAAGCTGGTCAACCGACTGACCGACAGACTGCGAAAGCGCACACGTTTGCTCCTCTTTATGGGGCAACTGGGTTTGGGAGAACTCCAGCGGAGGCGCAGTATTATACGCACTTCACGGAGAAATATAAGGGTATTGCCAAGTGGCATCAAGAACTTGCGAAAGAGGCGTTGACTACACAAAAAATTACTACGCCCTCTGGTCGTCAGTTTTCTTTTCCTGATGTACGACGACAGGAGAATGGGCGTGTATCATACTTTACGCAGATCAAGAACTATCCTGTGCAGTCGTTTGCCACAGCAGACATTGTGCCACTAGCCCTGCTACACATAGACAGACAACTGGCCTATGCTAAGTCCTGTATTGTGAACACGGTGCATGATAGTATTGTGATTGACGTACACCCACATGAGGAAAGACTTGTGTTGCAAGCAATACAAAAAACAAATGACGATTTGCCAGGTTTGATAGCTGGCAGGTGGGGCATTACATTCAATGTCCCACTGCTATTAGAGGCAAAAATGGGTCCGAATTGGCTTGACACGAAAGACGTTGTGTGATATAACTGCGCGTCTAACTTAACGGAAAGGAGTTCTATATATGAGTGAACTAACAACTATTGATGCCAATAACTATGCAGCTATGGCTGAGATGATGGGTACTGCGTATGACACGCAAGAGAAGAAGAGTGGTCTATCTCGTCTTCGTATCGTAAAGCAAGCTATCATGGGTGACGCTGAAGTTAATGGTAAGACGATCAAGGCAGAACTAGTATCTGCTGGTTCTATGGCTTTGGATAATGGGGAGAAACAATCTGTATTTGCTGATAGTGTAGTTATTCGCCCATTCCTGCAACGCTTCATGTATCAGCGTTATGATAATGATAAGGGTGTGTATCAGAAAACTGTCATGGCAAATAATCTTGACATTGATCTGAAAGATAACTTCGGTACCTTTAACTGTGGCAAGCCTAGTGGTTATATTAAAGATTTTAGTGCGTTGTCTGAAGATATGAAAACACTGATCCGTACGATCAAGCGCACTCGTGTACTATACGGCACAGTCAGTATGTCCGGTGTTACCAAAGAGGGTGATGCAATGGACATCGAAGACCTTCCATTTGTCTGGGATGTTGATACCAAAGAGGGCTACAAGAATATTGGCACTGCCATCTCTCAACTTGGAAGAAAGCAGAGGTTGCTTATGAGCCACCCTTGGATTGTTACCACTGCAAAGCGTGACTTACAAACAGGCTACTCATATTTTGTACCAATGGTTGATTGGGACGAGTCCACTGTCTTTGAGATAGACAACGATGACAAGCAACTTCTGACAGAGTTTATGCAGAATGTTGAAGGTCATAATAAGTGGGTCATGGACGAGTGGGACAAGTCGTATCAGGATGACACTCCTGTCTCTGAAGAGGCTGATGATTTTATCACTGTTGAGGTGGCTGACGTTGACGAATCTTAATCATCCAGCAGAATTAGCGTTGCATGGTTATCTTGATCGCGTCGTAAATGGAAAGGCAGGGTTCTCAAAGTTTACTGCTATACAGATAGGGCGAGATGTTCAAGATGCCGTGCTGCGTCAATTTGGGCGTGGTAAACGAAGACCATTCAAGCTACGCATGTCCAATGTTGGCAGACCATACTGCCAGCTTTGGTTTGAAAAAAACAAACCAGAAACAGCAATACCCAAACCCACAACTTTTATAATGAATATGCTTCTTGGTGATATCATCGAAGCTATATTTAAAGGTCTGTTGAAAGAGGCAGAGGTCGAGTACATTGACTCTGAGAAAGTCACTCTAAATGCAAAAAATGTAAACATTGATGGCACGTTTGATCTTGTAATTGATGGTGCTGTTGATGATATTAAGTCAGCGTCTGACTGGTCCTACAAGAATAAGTTTGCCTCATACGAGGTGTTGAAGGACAATGATGCGTTTGGTTATGTTGGTCAGCTTGCAGGATACGCAAAAGCCACAGGTCAAAAACCAGGTGGTTGGTGGGTTATTAATAAAGCAAATGGACAATTTAAGTATGTCCCTGCTGACATTGACATAGAGTCTGAAATCAAAAAGATTGAAGACGTTGCCGACAAACTTAAAGCTAATAAGTTTGAGCGTAGCTATGATTTAGAAGTTGAAACATTCAGAGGCAAAGAGACAGGTAACAAAGTCTTGTGCAAAGAATGTACGTTTTGTGATTACAGACACGCTTGTTGGCCTAATCTAAAACAATTACCAGCTGTAAAGTCAAAAGCCAAAGAACCGAAGCTGGTTTATTATGCAGAACTAATAGAGGAGAAAAAAGATGGAGAATGATATTGAAGCACTTGCTGAACAAATTAAAGATGCTGAACAGCATTTGGCAGAACTTCGCAAAGAGTATAGAGAACTCAGGACAGCAGGACTCAGAGCGGCGATTGATGCACGTAATGAAGCAGATAAAGTCCTTCGTGAAGAACTCAAAGCACTAGGGTATCGTGACCCCTTTCGCACACATCGTCTTGCTCAGTGGGTAAATAGTTAGTGTTTAACAACAAACGATTTCGTGCAGCGCGTAAGTACGGGTATAGAAGTGGGCTAGAACTTTCCGTCAGTGAAAAGCTGACAGAACTCAAGATAAAATTTATATATGAAGGTATTAAGATTGAGTGGGAAGACCTAGCATACAGAACTTATACACCAGACTTCGTGCTGCACAATGGTATAATTATAGAAACAAAAGGTGTCTTTACTGCTGCTGATAGGCGAAAACATTTGGCTATTAAAAAGCAACATCCGAAACTGGATATACGTTTTGTTTTTGAAAACAGTCGTCGTAAACTAAGAAAAGGAGCAAAATCTTCATACGCAGAATGGTGTCATAAACATGACTTCCGATATTACGATAGGATCATTCCAGAAGATTGGCTGAAGGAGAAGGGGAAAAATAAACATCCAAAGTTTATCGCCTTCACAGGCACAAAAAAGAAAGGAGTGTATCGTGGACGGACCAATAGAAAATGAAGACTTTGTAATTAGAGTACGGCCTACCTTTACAAAACAAGGGGGCTGGACAGGAGATGCGTCTGTATCTGTCATAACTTCTTCTGATAATCAGTTGACAGAAGAGGTGTATCGTGGTATGGAATTATTTGTTATGATGATCCTCGCCTCTCTTCCTGTTATGGAACAAGACGAATATATTCGTGAACAGCTTTACAAATATGTAGAAGAGAACTCTGAAGATTTTTGGGGGGGAGATGACCCTTCTGATGATGAGGACGAGGTTATTATTGAACAAGAAGATGGTAATGTAGTTCGTCTAACATTTACAACAAAAACGAAAGGGGAGGCATGATGACACAGCTAAGACATGAAGAATACATGCGCCAAGCAGCAAAGCAGGCTGACATGGTAAATAGCCCACCACATTACAACAAAGCTGGCATTGAGTGTATTGATGCCCTTCGCGCTGTAACTGGTGATGGATTTGAATACTACTTACAGGGAAATATTCTAAAGTACCTGTGGCGTTATCGCTACAAGAACGGAACAGAAGATTTGAAGAAAGCTCGTTGGTACCTTGACGAACTTATTAAGGAGGTTGAGGGATATTACGATGAGAGTTAAAGTTTATGCTCATCTAATGCTGGACCCCGAAGAGTATCCTATGCCAGCGGATGAGAATCCTACAGAAGAATTAGAAGAAAGTTTAGAAGACTACTTTCACGAGATGGAAGGTGTAGCAGTCAAACATATAAAGGTAACAACGGAGTGAAACGATGAGTAATTATTTGCCAACGGACTATCAAAATTTTATTGCTCTTTCCAGATATGCGAGATGGAAAGAGGATGAGCAACGTCGTGAGACGTGGCCGGAAACAGTATCTCGTTACTTTGATTATATGCACGGCTTTCTGTATAAAAAGCACAATTATGTAATGGATGACATACTTCGTGCTGAACTTGAAGAGGCTGTGCTTAACCAAGACATCATGCCTAGCATGAGAGCATTGATGACTGCCGGTCCTGCGCTTGACCGTTGTCACGTCGGTGGTTACAATTGCTCCTACGTACCAGTGGATAGTCCTCGTGCATTCGATGAGACGATGTATATCCTCATGTGTGGCACTGGTGTGGGCTTCTCTGTGGAGAGACATAATGTAGAGAAGCTACCTATCGTCAACGAAGAGATGAATGAAACCGATACGCTCATCAAGGTTGGCGATTCTCGTCCAGGCTGGGCCAATGCTCTGCGCGAACTTATATCTCTCCTGTACGCAGGGAAAATCCCGAAGTGGGATGTCAGCAAGGTCCGTCCTGCTGGCGCACGTCTAAAGACATTTGGTGGACGTGCTAGTGGCCCAGCCCCGTTGGAGGAGTTGTTTAGATTCTGTATTCAGAAATTTAAGAATGCCGTTGGACGCCGCCTCTCCCCCTTGGAGTGTCACGACATCATGTGTAAAATTGGTGAAGTCGTTGTTGTGGGTGGTGTACGACGTAGCGCACTTATAAGTCTGTCTGATCTGAATGATGACCAGATGGCTCATGCTAAGTCTGGTGTGTGGTGGGACGAACCTGAGAAAAATATCTACAGAGATGGTCAGCGTTCACTTGCAAACAATAGTGTGGCTTACGACGAGAAACCACAGATGGGTACATTTATGCGTGAGTGGTTGTCACTATACGAAAGTCATTCCGGTGAGCGTGGAATATTTAATCGACAGGCGTCCAAGAAACAGGCAGCTAAGAATGGCCGTCGTGATCCAGAACACAACTTTGGGTGCAACCCGTGTAGCGAAATTATATTGCGCCCATATCAGTTTTGTAATCTGTCTGAGGTTGTTGTACGTGCGTCTGATACACAGCAAAGCCTGAATCAAAAAGTACGTCTGGCTACAATTCTTGGCACATATCAATCTACGTTGACTGACTTTAAATATTTGCGTAGCGTATGGAAAAAGAATACAGAGGAAGAGCGTCTGCTTGGCGTGTCATTGACAGGTATTATGGATAATCAACTTATGTCTGGTAAGTCGGCACACTTGGGTAAGAATATTGCTGCAACCCTTGAGGCACTAAAACTCGTGGCTGTGATGACCAACAAAGAAATCGCACGAGATTTGGATATCCCACGGTCCACAGCGATTACATGCGTAAAGCCGTCAGGTACGGTGTCCCAACTTGTAGACAGCGCGTCGGGCATCCATGCCCGTCACAATCCGTACTATATTCGCACGGTGCGTGGCGATAACAAAGACCCTATCACACAGTTCCTTGTTTCTGAAGGCATTCCTGCAGAACCAGATGTAACAAAGCCAGATAGCACTACTGTATTTAGTTTTCCAATGCAGTCGCCTATTGGGGCAGTAACACGATATGATATGTCTGCCATTGAACAGCTTGAATTGTGGCTTACCTATCAGCGTCACTGGTGTGAACACAAACCCTCTGTCACAATTAGTGTCAAAGACGACGAATGGATGGAAGTAGGGGCGTGGGTGTACGAACACTTTGATGAAGTTTCAGGCATTAGCTTCTTGCCGTTCAGTGACTTCGTGTATCAACAAGCCGTCTATCAAGATATAGACAAAGAAACTTACGAAGACCTCTTGACAAAAATGCCCAAAAATGTTAACTGGGACAAGCTTCGCGAGTTTGAAAAGGAGGACACTACGTCTGGTGGACGAGAGTTGGCTTGCACTGCTGGTGTATGTGAGGTAGTGGACTTGAACGCAGCGTAATGGACAAGATAGCTAACATGCTAGTAAAGTTACTAAGCAGATTTATCAAGTTCCAAAAGCAACCGGAGTATTTAAGTGGTAAAAAAGACTCGACAAGAGAAGCAGAGTAGTTTAGCATGGAAACGTGGTGATGGGTGGGTGCAGTTCAATCCCCATCCTCATCACCCTTGCTACGATGAATGGATGAAGAAAAGAAAGGAGAAAGAGAATGAAACAACAGATGGTTCAAGCCTTAAAAAATCATGCCGTGGCTAACATTCACCTGCATAAAACAAATATAGACGTGTACTTTGCTAATCCAGCAGGTATTGGAGAACACTCTGACATTATGGAAGCTATACAAGCTGAACTAGATAAGATAGCAGTACATGAAGATCGACTCGCCATTCTACGACACTGGCCTGAAGACACAAAAAATGGGTAATCACAATGGACTTAGAACAAGAAGCTAAAACATGGATGAAGGAGAAATCAATGTATGGCATCACAGCTAAAGCGTATCAACTAGCTGCATGTGACACGGCCATCTTTCCTAAAGATATGGCTATGGAGTACCTTACTCTTGGCCTCACGGGAGAAGCAGGTGAGATAGCTAACAAAGTCAAGAAGTTTATACGAGATGGTGCAAGTAAAACTTCACACAGCTACCTGACTGGCAAAGAATACGCAGACAAGCGTACACAGATTGCGTATGAGATTGGAGATGTGATGTGGTATTGTGCTGTCCTTGCCGAAGAACTTGACATGGACTTGGGTCATATCATGGAGAAGAATTTAGAGAAGTTGGCTGACAGAAAGAAACGGGGTACTCTGTCAGGGTCAGGTGACAACAGGTGAACGCTTGAAGACCGTCAATAAAGTAACACCGTATAAGGATATCACGTGGTATATCAAGTGGATTGCCAGCATGTTTCTTTTGTCTGCTTTTGCCATTAGGGCTATGGATTATTCTAATCTATTAGACTTGACATTTAGCTTTATAGGCGTATCTCTTTGGGGGTGGGTTGGCTTTTTGTGGAATGATAGAGCCATCTTATTGTTGAATGTAGTTGGGGCCACGATCTTAGCTGCAGGTATAATTGACAAAATTTAAATGAAAGGAGGGTGGTAGTGGATGAGGAGGAGATTACTTGTAGAGATTGTAATATAACAAAACCAGTTAGTGAATTTAGATTGTATAGAAGAGCAACAGGAGATAAAAATAGTCGGAACACTTCGTGCAACTCTTGTCAACGAGAACACGAAAGAGTAGTAGCAGAACTAAAAAAGAATGCCCCTCCAAAACCCACGTGTTGTGATCTCTGTGGTAAAGAGCGCAAGCTAGTCTTTGACCACTGTCACGAAACAAAAGTGTTTAGGGGTTGGTTGTGCAATCCTTGTAACCTTGGATTGGGAAATCTTGGTGACAATATTGAAAGTGTAGAAAAAGCACTAGCATATATGAAAGGAGAAAAGTATGAACCAAAGACTAGCAGACGATTTTCGTCGTGGATACGAGGCGTTTTCTCGCGTTGAAGAGAAAAAAAGTAAACGCTTTGGTGTGTGCTACCACCAGGTAGCAAACCCTATGCGAAAAAATACCACGTCTGCCAAAGAATGGCAGCGTGGCTGGAATCAGGCATATGTGGAAAATCTTAAAACTTCTTAGTTGTATGCGCTAACGACGGGGCCGCGCAGCAGCACGGTCCCTTTTTTTTCTATCCTGAAGAATTGCAAGAGCCTGTTGATAGTCTTCAGTGTCTACTAGTCGGCTACCTGTAGTTTGTTCATACAAAGATATTGCGTACTTGCGCTCTTCTTTGCCAAGCTTAAAGAACAGAGCTTTTGAGATTCGCTCAATATCATCCTTTTCTAAATACTTGTTTTGATCAAGAACTCTATTGTTTGCTTCTGCCCTGAAGTAATTTAACTCCCTTTGTAGCAGATATCTTTTTTCTTCGTCTGTTTTCCGTGACTGATAGTCGGGGCTATTAATAAAACGGGCAATCTCACGGGTCACAAACTGGCCCATGATACCTCTCGCTTCGTTGCTCAGTTCTGGATCAAACTTAATTTCGGTCGGAGAAATCTTCCGATAGGGAATGCGAAGCCTATCGAACTCATTCTCTGCCACATTGTTTGCCTCTCTGAATGAGAACCCTGTGACTTGGCGAAGTATGGGAGATGCGTAGCGCAGACCGTTTGATTTAGTAGGACTCTGACGACGCTCTTCGTCTTCACGAATCTCCTGTGGCAGAGACTTCAGTCCTACGCTAATCATGTGGTCAAAGGCGTTGACACGCTCGTTGTTAGGGATGATACGATAATCAGGATCAATGGTGGCCATTACGTCCTTGAGCATACCAGCACCGACAAGGAATCCGTTCATAAAGTTACCTGCCGCTTCTGCAACAGTGCGCTTTGCTTTTTCCATATCGCCCATATCCTCTGCGCCAATAGTTGCGACCATGCGATCAAGAGAATCTAGGCCAGTATTAGGTCGGAATTGACCACCTGTAAGCGCCTTTGCAATATTTCGGACAGAGCCATCTAAGGGAATATCATTTTTTGTCTTATACAGTATATCTGCAACTAAAGCAAATACAGAGAAAGGACCAATAGCTGCTTCTGCGTTTACAATCTGTCCACTTGTTGGATCGTTGTACTCAAACGCCTCTGTCTTTTCATCGCCAAATTGATTACGGGCCATCACAAAAGCGCCCAGTGTAGAAAGTCCTGCCATTTGCTTGCCCATCTTTTCGGCAGCACGGTTGATAACTGTTGAACTCACGTCCGCTTTATCTAGGATTCCCGTGCCAAAATCGGCCATACCCAAAATAGGCGCGTACTCATACGCAGTCTTGAACTGGTTTACCATATACTTCGGGAAGGGAATAACAAGACTACCAAGAGGGCTTTGACCAAACTTAATTACTGTGTTAGCGAGGCTACCCCACAGTGTTGAACGGTCCCAATCGCCTCTTTGATATGTAAATGACAAAGCCTTTTGCATGGCACGGCCAATCATTTCGTCAGGCACAGACGCAAACTTGTCTTGCTCAATCATGTTGCGTAAGTTAGGATTAGCGATTTGCCCAGCAGGAATGCCTAGACCTACCGTTTCTTTTAGTGTTCCTTTTTGTACCCCAAGAGAACTGACGGCTAATTCTTTTTCCAACTCTCTTGCAAAAATGGCATTCTTAAACATGTCGTCACTCATTTTATTGAGGAAGTTTCCGACACGTGCCATTCTTAACAAGCCACTCTCTGAATTTAGATGCTCTCCCATGTCTCCCAAATCACGGAATAGCTTGCGGCCAATATCACTCTTACCAAATACATCGTCTGTCATAAGTTCGCGCAAGATCAGCGCGTCTTTGGATTGCGACAAAAAGAACAAGTCTTTAAGAAACAAGGATTGAAATCCGACACGTAGTTGTGCAGTGCCAAGTTTGACGGCGCGTTCTGCTTCTTCTTTCAATTGCTCATCTGTTATGTCCGCAACTGCTTTTTTAGTCATGCGCTCACCGAATCCGGTTTTTGCAAGAACTATGTTAGACACACCGGAGCCAAGATTGTCAAGCGCGTACATATAATTACGCAAGAAACCACTCGTTGTGTTACGAACTGTGGTGGCTACGTTAACAGTCATTAAGCCTACACGGGCGCTGGTAAGTTGGCTCAAAAAGCTTTGCTGATTACTGCCAGCCGTAAGCGTCCCTGTCTTCTTTTTCATTTCTTGAAGTGCAATAGAGCTTTTGTATTCACCGTCTTTTTTTAACGACTGATCAAGTTCGTCCATTGCTTTAAATAAAGCCCTGTTACGCTTTTGGGCTGCAAGACCAAACGAACCCAAAAGTTTACCGGCTTCAGATACGCCTTCGGCAACAAGTTCCCCAGCGCCATCAGCGAAGCCGACAGCGGCTAAGTCTTCTTGACTGACGCCATACTTATTAACAATTTCAATTAGTTTGTCTTCAGAAAGAATATTTGGGTCTGTCATACCCCTAACAAGACGAGAGGAAAAGCGTTCTTGGAGGTCTTCTTTGCTACCGGCTTTAATAGTAGCAGAGCGGGGTGGCACTATGGCTACAATTTCAGCCGCAGCTGCAGCAATATTGTGACGCACTTTTTCATCAAACGTGGCTAGTGTCTCTGCATCAGTTTCTACAAGGGCTTTTTTTCTGATGCGACCACGCTTTAGTTGCTCCGGTATTGTCTCTTCAAGGGAAAGAAGGTCTACATACTTTTGTGCAGCAGCTTTCTTTAGCTTGCCATTTTTTCCTTTGCCCTTGAGAACATTTACTGTAGCTTTATTATATACGTCTTCAACACCCTTCATCATTTTGTTACGAGATTTAATAAGCTCTTTCGTAGCCTCGTAGTGGGTGCTAAACTTTTTTGTACCGGCCACTGTGCCAAGCAATCCACCTGGGATGGCACCTGCTGCTGCACCTATTACAACATTACCAAGGTCAACACCCTCTTTAATATTAGTCTCTTTACGGGTTTCTTCTTGGGCAAGAACGGCACCACCACCAACTATTCCTTCCACTGCGGCTGCACCTAAACCAGCACGAATACCACCCTGCATTAGCGCGGTATTTGAAGCCGCCTTTGCGCGCTGTGCCATCGTTGCACGTTGAATAACACCATCTGCAATGACTTGCTTTTTGCCAGAGCCTTTGATCCCAGCTACTGTTACAGTCTTTGCACCACGATCTTTGGCAGACTTTACCATTGCTTCTTTCAGCACTTGACGCAAGCCTATTTTAATGCCCTGATTAGCAGCCACAGCACCGGCCTTACCGGCACCAAATGTCAGCATACCTGCATATGTGGAAGGGGCTGTAAAGATACCAGCAGCGTAGTCTCCAATAGCTTTGCCACCGAAGTCGCTGTCCATGTGGTCAAAGGCGTCCATCAAACGACCCATGCGTTGTTTGTCTTCGTCGTCGGCATTCTGTGCATGGATCATGTCACGTATGGCTGTAGCTTCATTTACATTTTGACTACGGAAATGTGACATAAATTGATCATATACATCTTCACGATCAATAAGGTCTTCTACCTCTGCACCCTTTCTTGCAGCTAAAAAACGGCGTGCATCATCAATAAATAAATTATCCTCTAACAATTTTTCTTTGTTGAGGTTTTCTTTATCTTCGTTGTACAACATACTATTGACCTTCAATCAGCCGTTTAGCCTCTTCCAAAGCGTTAGCTCTGGACATACTTTTTTCTTTTATAAGTTTCTCTACAAGGAGAGCTATATCGGCTGATCTATTTGCTTGATTATTTTCGTTTTGAACTCTAAGAACAATTTGATCAACTGTGCTATCTTCTGTAGCAATTGTTTGAGCAATCTCCATTTCTTCTCGTTTTTCTTGCGCTGAAAATATCGCGAGTGATCCCGCAGAACCCACAATAATTTGTCCTGTTTCCACGTCAAATTCAACACTTTTATTGGTTGCGATAGCTTCAGAAATGGTAGCATATGCCTCTGATGCTGTATAGTTTTTAGAGCGAACAGCATCATCTTGAATTCTAGCAAGCTTTGAACCAAGGATATTTAGCTTTGCAAAATCTTTTTGATTCATATTGCCAGTTACAACAATACCGTCTTGATAAACCCCACCCAAGCCAAAAGCATCGTTAATTTGTGTCTTAAAGTCTGTGGCGGCTGCACGTGTACCTGCTGTTGTCATGTTCTGACTGTTGTCCGTGTCAAAGATTTCAGCCATGTCATTGCCACGTTTAATGAGAGCAAGACCCTCCTGCTTTTTAGCTTCTGCTGCCGCCTGTGCTTCCGCGTTACTACCCGCATTTTTTAGCATTTCTTGTGCTTCTTCAAGATAGTCGTGACCAATCATACGAAGACGACCAGCCTCTACTTTTGGACTGGACAGCATACCTCGGTCAATAGAAGAAATACCTGTCGCAGTTGGTAAGTTTTCAAACTCTACACTGTCTGTGTCTGTGGTAATGTTTAGTTCAGCGATACCGCGATCATACTGACGGGCAACATCACGCTGTACGTCACCACCAAACAATCCAACAATACCTGGTGCTTCAATGCCTTCACCAAGATCGGAATAATCTGTGACGGGACGTGTAGAAATTTTTGCCAAATCACTTACGCTCATGCCAAAGTTTTCATTCCGCTCCATGCCAAGCAGGGAGGTTGTGCTACGACCAGTACGATCAGCAAGAGTACGCAACGTATCAACTTCTTTTTCAGCACCATCAATGCCATACTTTGATACAAGGAATGCCAAGCCTTCAACACCGGCATCCCCCATTCGGCCTTTCATGTAACGAAGCTTTTTAACATTTTCTTGATACTCAGTTGTAAATCGCTCCTCTTCCGCTACACGTTTGCGAAGCTGATAATCGGCAATACGGTCCACACGCTCTGCGTACCTGTCAATGCTTTTTTCAACGCCTTTGCCGATGCTTCCAAATAAACCCTTTTTAAATCCCGCTATTTCAGCTTCGCTCTCAAGACCAAAAACACCACCAATACCTTTAATAAGACCACCCAGCATTACGACCTCCTCGCCATCAGACCCATAGGCTGTTCATCAGGCTGTTCTGCTTCAGGCATAGGCTCTTCAATTGGTGCTTCAGGTTCCATAGTCATCTGATCAACAGGTGGGTTATCTTCTTCTTCTTTTTCTTTTGCCTCTTCTTCACGAAGCTCATTAATCGCACGAGCAATCATGCTAGAGCGTGGTGCCTTTGCATCTTCTTCCATGCCTGTAGTGTACTTAACATTGGCACTGTCGCCAATAAAACGCATCATCTCTACAAGAACAGGCAAGATAAGGACACCCACATCCGCGCTGTGTTTGCCCTCCATAGTCCCTGTCATCTGCATTGTGTTTGCAAGGGTAACCAAAGGCACCCCCATCTCCATAATGTCAAGAAGCTGATCAGAGAAAGCATCATCTGCCATCTGCGGGATATAATAATCCAACGCCTCTTCAACAGTTGTGTATTGAGGGGGGCTTTGCCACGGGCGACTGCCTAGTTCAGCAGTCATTGCTTGGCCGGGAATCGGCGTGTCGAAGCTAGGACTTTCCACCATTTAACTCCATGCGTTTGTTACGAAGTGTTTGAAAATATTTTGCCACGCGATATGCTGGATTTTCTGCCAGAGAGTCTTCATTATTCATAGGCTTGCCCATCTTAGTGGGCGCAAGAAGACCTGTAGATGGTGCAGCAGAAGCCTGTTGCAATTGATCCATGTTCTGAATCATGTTTTCCATTTGAGTGTACGTACGCTTTGCAACATTAGTTTCCATTTTTTACTACCCTATCCATCATTTTACGAATTACAAACTTGAGTGCTGGCTTGTTACGAATAAAGGTGGCAACGCGCTCACCATATTTAGCATACAAGTTAAAGAACCATTTAGGAGCTTTAGTAAACATCCACTCACGGAAAGTGAGCCAGTCAGGATTAGCCGGACCATATACTTCACGAGCAACCCAGCAAAACTTAGCTGTGATAAACGCAGTACCCAACGAACCAAGCAGACTACCAATTGCACTACCTGCCGCGCTACCTGCCTCAATGTTTGTGCGTTCAACTGCCTTATCCTGTCGAAGTTGTTCAAGAGCAATTTGGTTATAGCGATCAAGCTGTGACTCTGCTGAAGTCCATGCCCATTCCATCGTGTCACTATAGTGGTTCCATAGATTATTGTATGCGTCGTTAGAAATGTCAAGAACAGCCGCAGCATTTATCTCGTTTGCACGATTAACTGCCGCAGTGTTGGCAGTGGCAATCTGACGCCGCCACTGTGCGTTGTTCTGTGCAATAGCAATCTTATTTGTTGAATTAAACTGATCACGCTGTGCATCAACTTCACGATTAAACTTTGCCATAGCGTTTAGTTGACCTGCATTGAACTGACGTTGAGCATTTTTCTGTGACGCATTGTACTGGCTAACTTGTGTTTGCATATTTGCAAAGAATTGGTTAAGCTGATTTTCACTAGTAGCATTGAACTGCCTACGGGCATTTTCTGCAGCCGAATCATTGAAGATGGATTGAATACGCTGTTGTGACTTAAACATCTCCACTTGTTGTTGATTGTTGAGATTAGCCATGTCAACTTGCAAAAAGTTCTGCGCGTTCTGTACAGCGGCCTGTTGGCGATTATTAAGGTTTGCTCTATCAAGATCAGCAAGTGCAGCAGCCTCTGCCATTACAAGAGCCTGTGCGTTTGACAGGTTTTGCAAATTCATCGTGTTAGCGGCGCGACTATTCTCAAGCTGTACTTGTTGTTCAGCCGTGAAGTTCTGATTAGCAATTTCACCAATACGGGTGGAGTTGAATACACGGGCTTGGAACTCTTGATCAAACTCTTGACCAATAAAAGCGGCGCGTTGTTCTGCAGCCAGCATTGCACGTTGTTGCCGGTTAGAAAGGTTCTGTTGCTCAAAGGTAGCAAAGCGCGCCGCATCTGCTTGTGCAATCGGAATGGCAGATTCCATTGCAGCTTGAACGATAGCCTGACCAGCCATAGAAGATGCACCCAAACCACGGGACGCCATAGCTTGTGTTGCTGCTCGCATTGCACCAGCAGCCCAGACAGGTGTTTCACCACCCTCAAAATCTGTCATTAATTCGTCAAGCTGACCACGGACTGTAGCCTTCTTTGACGGGGTTGCCTCTGCAGCTTGAATTGTTTCAGCAAACTTAGCAGCTTTCTCTGCATTAAAAGCTGCGCTAACTATTTCACCGTCTTGTAGTTCTCTAGTAACCTCATTCTCTGCTTTGATAGCAGTTCCGGTTTCTGCTTCCATGTCAGAAACAGCAGATTCAAACTGCTCTTCTGCTTCTATCTCTTCAATTTGATCTTTCTTTATTGTTTGTGCCGCTGTTTCGTCGGCTACTTCTTTGACATCTTCTGCCGTTTCTTGGACATCCTCTACCTCAGCAAGCTCTGGTTTATCACCCGCAGTTGCTTTTGCAACAGAAGTTTGTTTTCGTGTTGCGACATTTTTATACGCATCAATTTGACCAGTCTCTGTATCAACGTCCTGATCATCCTTTGGAGTAATTTGTGCGGCTTTGACAACAGCCTCTTCAGGAAGACGCGGGTCACTTAGCCGTTGTGCAGAAACGTCTGCAATAGTTGGATCACGTGTTACGTCTTTTTTACGAGGATCAGGAATTGTAAAGTCTTTATAAGTAGCTTTAGCTTTGCCTACTTCTTTTGCACCCTTTGGAATATCTTGTTGGGCTTTACCGCGCACAAATTGGACTTTAGTTTTTTTACCGTCCTTTTCAAAAGTACGGGTGACCGTACCGGCCATTGCGCTACGATACTCATCCTCTGTCCCATAAAGATTACCAAATTTGTCTTGAAATTTTGTTTCAGTAACTTGCGCGTAGCCTTTTGTGGGATCAAGTGTTTTAGGATTTACCTGTGTTACCTTACCTGTAGTTGTGCCGCCTTCTTGCATACGCACAACGCCACCCTTTGCCATTTGAATAGCAGCATTTTTAAACTGATCCATACGCGCCTGACGTGCAGGGTCTTGTTCAATGAAGTTTTGAAACTCACCCATGTTGCCAGTATAGCCCATGCTTTTGGCGATTTTATTCATCGCTTCTGGTTTAAATGCTTTGAATACAGCCATACTAGTTCATTCCCATAAATACTGTGACCACCATTGCAACCACCATAATTGTGCTACCCATAATCATCGCTTCAAGACGCCACATGCGCTTGTCCAAGCCCTCTAGCTTTTCTTGCACATTAGCGTATCGGATGGCGCACTCTTTCTCGTGTGCTTCGAGTTCCATCTGTGTCTTGAGTACGGGTTCCATCGTCAGTTTCATCAGCCAGCT